AATACAGAAGTTGGTAAAGGTTTATCGACTGAAGATTTTACCACAGCTTTACTTACTAAATTAAATGGTATAGCTGCATCTGCTGAAGTTAATGTACAGTCTAACTGGAATGAAGCTAATACAGGAAGTGATGCATTTATACAAAATAAGCCATCAGACCTTACTAATTTAACTATTCATAGTGTAACCGAACTTAACGATGTTACATCTGCTGGTTCTGGTGCTATTATAACTTCCGCAGAAAGAACAAAGCTGGGAGGAATTGAAGACTCTGCTGACGTTACTGACACTGCAAATGTAACAGCCGCTGGCGCTTTAATGGATTCAGAAGTAACTAACTTAGCTCAAGTAAAAGCATTTGACACTACTGA